CATTCCATCAGGCATTGCAGATTTAAAAGTTTTATAGTCATTTTCAGATGCTGCTAGTCTTAATCTTGAAGCAGAAAGTCCTTCTACACCGTCAGCATCTGGATCTCTTTCGCCGGCAGAAATAACATCAATAGTATCAAATTGATATAGTTTGCCATTATAATTTCCTGAGAGTTTCTCAAACTCTTTTACTCTATCTCCACCACCAACAATTCTTACATTAGCATAACCATCAGTATGTGCTTTCTTCAGTACATCAAAAATGGTTCGTGTATTTGCATCATTTGAAATATTCTTACTATGCTGAGGGAACATTCCCCTCATAAATGCAACTTTAGCATCTGCTTCAAGTGGATTTTTCTTAGGATCATTTGAACGTGAAGGAACAATCATATAGTCTCCATCATCTCCTTTAGCAGATGCTGCAGCAGTATCCATCAACTGTTGATGACCTAAATGTGGTGGATTAAATCTACCAAAAGCAATAGTAAGAGTTCCTTTTGTTTTTTTAACCTTTGGTGGTCCTGCTTCTAAATCTGTAGGAGACTTTGTTTGCTCAGGTTTGGGTTCTGCCTTAACCTGGCCAGGTTCTTTCTGTGCTAAAGCAGGATCATTAAAATTAGGATTGGAAACGTTTTTTTCTAGATCAGTTTGGTCTGGATCACCCTTACCAATTTTTTGTCTCTTATTATAAAACTTTAGTCTACCCTTTTCAGTTTTCGCAACGAATTCGCCGGAAGTACGATCATACCATCCCCCATGCCCATCTCCCCGCAAACCTAGACGAGTTGCTTGTTGTGCAGCAGATTCACTTAGAAATTGGAATAGACTTTTCATTGATATTTGTTTCTACGTAGTTCTAAAGTAACACTTCCACGATTCATAGAAATATACTTCAGTATGTCATTTCTTATCTTTATATATTTATCCTTTTCTTTGCCCTTAACAGAATCAATTTCTCTTTGAAAGGTTACGTAAATATATCTCGCAAAGTTCTCATAACTATCACCATCATAATCTTTAATCAACTCGGAAACATAATTAGACATACTTTTTGATGCTCCTACCACCTTTTCCACTGATCACCATTCTAGCACCTTTTATGCCATAATTTGAACGATCACCTTTATAGATGCACATAAAAACTGGTTCGTAAGCACCACCAACTGGGTCACCATTGCTATGTGTTTGTGCTGAAGCAGTCAGTTTATATCTGACTGAATCTACTTTAGATATATTAACTGTTCCTTGAAGAAGAACATCAACATTTTGAATACTATAAGGTCCGCCAAATCCATTACCATAAATTGTCTGCATCTTCAATGTATTATCTTGAATTTTTCTGGCAACAGTTGTGGCGGGTGGCATTGTTGCTCCAAACATTGCTTGGCAGGTAGAAACAAATGCTTGAGTTTCTGGATGTGCTGCCAATACAGGTTCACCTCTTTGAGTAATACCACCCCACTGCTGAATTGCAGTTGCAGATGAACCATCCTTATGAGATACAAATCCAACCATTCTTCCAGAGACATCTCTAAAATGAAAGTCTGATTTGGGTGTTCCAGGAGTACTTTCAACACTTACTACCTGATAAAAATTTTTACCAATCTTTAAAGTGACAAAGTCAGATCCAATTTGACTTTTTATTTGCTCCAGTTTTCTTCTTATAGAACTTACTTGAGCATCTTCTGCTGCTGTTGTATTTTGAGTTCTTCCAGAAAAAACTGAATCCTTATATAACTGAGTTAATCTAACTTGCCCTCGCATCGTTGTAGGAAGAACAATACTTGAACCTTGCTGATATTGAGCAAGATCATCTACACTACTCAATGTATTAGCAATAGTAGGATCAATTTTTACCTTCTTACCATTACTTTCGACCAAAATAAAATCTCCCCTGCTTGCAATCCTTGTGCGAAACAGAGAGAAGTTATTTCTTTTTTTAAGTTCTGCGGGAGATAATCCTGCCATATCCCTTTTTAGGTATTTATTAAACTTCTATTCATTTGTGCGAAACAATGAACTACCATTATATGTTTAATACCTTTAGTAACAGGCAATCCTCTATGTAAAAATGTCCAACTTGATGGAAAGATAAGAGTATGATTCTTTTTAGGTTTGATTATTCGATCAGTAAATTCAGTTTCACCACCTTCAAAATCATCATTTAAATATGTAATAGAAGATATAACTCTCTCAAGAGATTCACGACTTAATTCATCACAATGCCAATCAAATTTATCCCCAACATTGTACCTAGCAATCTTTAGATCATACATTATCTTTCCATTGGTAAATTTAGAAAGATATTGAACCTGAATTGGATCAATTAACTCTGCATATTTTTCCATAATAAGAGGAAGTCTAGGAGCATCCTCAAGATTCAATACTCCTTCTCTTAAAACATCCCTATCTCCATTATACCCAGGAGATCCAATTAACCATTTATCAGACTCAAGCAAATTAGAAACTGGTTCTAATTGGTCATCAGTAAAAACTTTATCATAAAAAATCATATCACAGTTTATATAAAATGGAGTTAAGCGGACTCGAACCGCTGACATCCTGCTTGCAAAGCAGGCGCTCTACCAACTGAGCTATAACCCCTTGAGATAGTCCTTCTCTTTTTGATATGGGACTACTTCTTTAGTGTATAGTTTCCATCCTTCGTGAAGTTCAGGAACTAACCACTGATCAACCCGATAACAGTATTGCCAATTAACGGGTTGAATACAATTCATAACAACTACAGTCCAAAATGCTGTAGCATAATTAAGAATCGTGTACATTAGATTGCAAAAGTTATAATCGCTGCATATCCAATAAGTATGCCACACAGACCACCAATTACTTTATAATATTTCCTAATAGGAGTTCCAAAATATTGTTGTCCAATCATCAAACATTTATGTGCAGGTGACAATAGATATCCAGAATATTCAGTGCAGAGGAACCACACCAAGTATTGGGGACCGAAGATTGCTACCAGAGCAGAAGTCATACCAGCATACTTACCAGATGAACCCATAATCCAAGCAGCAACCATAGCAACAATTGAAGCGGGAATTAACATTTCAGGAGTTGCTGTTTTTAAGTATTCCATCACAGGACCTTTTATTTGCCCAACAACACCACTAAATGCAAGAACAATAGTAGCAATGATAGCAAACTTACCATCCAACCACTTGCCCCACTTCCAATCTTTAAATACAATAGAGTAATAGATTGACATCCCAAGGAACCAAGGGAAGAAGAAGATTGCCCCACCTTTACCTGTATTCAATAGAAGAATAATAGTAGCAATCAGTGGTGCCCATCCTGTAAGAGCACGACGCCAATTGAACTCACGAACATTATCTAAAATATTAACACTTTCAGGATCAATCTTTGAGAAGATATACCACCAAGTATACGATAATGTAATGATAAGAGGAACGATTGTATATCCAAGAAATGTCGTATAGGATACTCCCATCACCGCCATAGGTAAGACAACTGTCTTCTCTAGTGGTGACCACCAATAATAATGATGGGTAGACAAATAATCAATTACACCAAAATAAGAACGTTTTTTCTTTTCTGCTGGAGCAATAGCATCTAGGAGTGGTGCAGATAATGCCACACGTCCTGGAATAGGAAGTACGCCACCTAAAAGTGAGGTTAGAATAATAATAAGACGATTATCACTAACATATCTTTTTATTAGTGAGTATACATCTTCAAGTGCATGATATTCACGAATGAACCCACCCAGGATCATAATACCAAAGATGTACCCCATGTAGAGTTCATTTTTAATTATAGATTCTATCAAAGATCACCAACTTCTCTATTCTCAGAATAGTATACATCAAACTGTCCACCAGGATAACGCTTCTCAAGTTTCTTTACGTTGCGAGCAACAACTTCATCAAGAGAAACACCAAGTGCCATACACGCTTGGGCAACATACCACATCAGATCACCAAGTTCGATAAACAGATGTTCCTTGTTTGCTTCATCCCAAGGTTTGCCTTGGAAAATAAGTTTCTTGATAATTTCAAGGAACTCTCCACCTTCAGCATTGATACCAACACCAGCGGTTAGAAGACGTTCAATATTTGCACCCTTTTCATCTAGTTCAACTAGACGATCTGCAAGGGCAACAAAATCTGTAGATTGGTCTGAAGTAACAGCATCTACAAACTTCTGATACTTTTCAAAATCAACTTGCTTACTCATTAGAATTTAAATCCGTCGAATGCTTTTTTAGGTTTCTTTTCGTCCTCATAATTATACTGCTCTTCTTGCCCAGAGTCAAGTATATCCTCCTGTGCTGTTTGCTCACAATCATAAAGACGCATCTTGGCACGGTCAATGCCAATAACAAATCTCTTGAAGACCGAGATATCGTTATAACGGTTCTTCAACTGCTTCACCATAATCTGTCCCAACTGTTCAAGTTCCTCAGTGCTAATAAGGGCAAACATAAGATCAGCAGTAGCAGGGAGACCAAAGGACTCAGAAGTGTCAGTAAGGTCAACATCAGAGCTGCCATAACCAGAACGAGTGGTCTGGGTGGCAGATACGATAGGGACCTCGGCTTCGACAGCCAATCCTCTAAGTTCCTCTGCAATCGACTTAACAAGAGTATAGGAATTAATATTGGCAGATCCCTTGTAACGCGACGAGGCACAAATATTGAGATAATCCACGAATATAATATCAGGTCTAAAAGATTTCTTAAGTGCAAGTTCATTAAGAAGTGCTTTAAAATGTCCACTATGAGCACTTGCAGTTGGATACTCTTTAATTATAAGTTGACCCTGTGTTTTTTTGTTCAGACTAGTAACTTTGTTTTCAAACGAAGTTTTAGGAAGATCCACAAGATCTTGAATTGGCACATTCAAAAGGTTTGCATCAATGCGTTCAGCAATTTTTTCCTCTGCCATTTCCATTGTAATGTATAGTACGTTACTTCCACTAAGGAGAACGGAGCTAGCCATATGGCACATAAACAAAGACTTGCCGACACCTGTCCCAGCAAGAGCGATATTAAGACTCTTGTTAACCAGACCACCTTTCGTAATCTTATTGAAATACTCAAGATCGAATGGGATACGATTTTCTTTCTGATGATAAAATTCATATCTCTCTTTATAGTCTTGAAGATAATCATGTCCAATATGATTATCAAATGAAATCGCTAGTGCATTAGATAATATTGAAGGAATCGCATCACGATTTTTCATTTCATCTTGCCCATCGGCAATACTGATTGACTCCATCAGAGCAAGATAAATTGCACGATCACGACACCACTTTTCAGTAGTATCAGTCAACCAATTTTGTTCTACCGAAATATCGGTAAAACTTGAAATAATCTCACGAGAATCTTTTACTTCCACTTCAGAAAGGTCGGTGCGATTCTCTAACTCAATCGTAAGTGCTTCTGTTGTAATGGCAGAACCATACTTCACAATAAACTGGGTAATCTCCTCAAAGATAATTTTTTCGGTTCTCTGCTCAAAATAATCAGGTTCAATAAACGGAATTACTTTGCGAGAGTACTCTTCATTGAAAACAAGGTTTCGTAGAATAGTTGACTCAATTCGCTCCATAAGAATAAGTTTGTTTTGCAATGGTGTTCAGTTGTTCCATCACCTCTGGGGTGAAGTATGTTTCGGGATCTTTGTAAATTGCTTTGGCGTAGACTTTTTTAACCTCACCGTCAACAGTCATCTCATAACGACCTCCAACGTTTTTCCAAAGTCCGCCAGCCTCACCAAGTTCAAGAAGACCAAAATATCGATCAAGACCACGCTCATCATAATAAAGGCGCACTGTAACATTTTGGTTCTCCTTACTTAAACGCGACTTAGCAGTCTTTGCCTTGATAAGATTTCCAATGATCTCTGTTCCATCCTTTTCTTTTTTCTTAGACAAGTGGATGATAGTTGAGGCGGCGTACTTGAGTCCAGAACCTCCACCCATTTCCTTAGTAGGGACGTAAGCACCAATGACATCGTAAGTGTGGTTAGTAACAATCATAGGGATATTTGCTTGACCCAACTTGAGTGTGAGCATACGGAACGCACCTTTGATCAGTTGGGATTTAGTCATATCCCGAACCAATTTATCGTTGAGCGTATCAGTAATCTCTTTCTCAGTGGAAAGCATCCCCAAAGAGTCTAGCACAAACATACAGGGTTTGCGATCTTGTTCAGGTGTTTTTTGATACATATCCACTGCCTTGAGCGCCTTTCCACGGAACTCTTCAACAGTAACTACATTAACAACAACTAATCGTTCTAAGTCAATGCCACGACTTGCAAGAAGAGATTTGTTAACTGCTGCTTCAGTGTCAAAGTACAGACAGTAACCACCAGGATTACTATCCAGAAAATTCTTAACCACAGCGAGACTAAAGAAAGTCTTCCCAGTAGAAGACTCCCCAGCAATGGCAGTAATCTTATTCCCAGAACAACCACCAAATAGACTACCTGATATGAGTCCGTTAAGAATGAACGAACCCGTGTCCACGTAAGTTTCTGTGTCGTCGATGTCTTTTGCCAGTTTGGTATAGTCATCTCCGATCTCTTTTACAATCTCTTTTAAAAAATCCATTAAATAACAAATCCAAATTCTTCGCGTGCTACTTTTTTATATGTATCAGGGTTAGTTTCCCTAATCTTTTTGATCGTATTGATTTTTTGATAGAGAGCAGCATCTCCACCAAGTCTCAATGCACTTACAATAGTTGCAAGTTCCTTGTCGTTAATAGGAAGTTCCATTAGGAGAAAAATAATTCCAGGTTTACAGTTTTTTCTACATTCCACCCAATTGCATCAAGGATTGCCTTGAGAGGTTCGACAAAACTCTTTTCAAATTGTAGGTCATAGTCGATATATTTGTCAAGGTCAAGTTCTTTAGGGAACTCTTGAATGAATGAGATCACATTCTCCCTAATAATATTGGGTTTCTTCAAATAGAGAAATTTGATCTTTTCTCCATTATTGATAAGTGAATATTTATTGGTGAGTTTTTTCTCCTTAATATAATGATTGAAGAGAAGAGCACCACGACAATGAATTGGAGTTCCTTTAGCATAGATGCTGGAGTATGATCTATATTTTACTACATCAGATACAGAACGTGGAAAAGCAATCTGTTCTGGCGGAAGTTTTTTGAACTCGGTTCGACAGTTATCAATGTACTTAATAACATCTTCTTCAGTGCCACTCATCATAAGTTTAAGACCATCCTTAATCATCGTGCGACAGGGTGCTGGTGTTGAGGACTTAACTGCCTCAATGCCCATCATCTTCAGTTTAGGTTCATCGTAACGAACACCTTCACTGTCCCATACATTAAGAATGTATCGCTTCTTAGCGGTCCAGATACCACGTTCAGCAATGTTCTCACGCTTCATCTGCATCTTCTGGTCATAAGCATTCACATACGTTGCCAGTTCTTCGTAGCAACGGTCAATATACTTTTCAAGTTCCATCTCACAGACCTTATTAAGGAACGTGACAATGCTTTCAGTAGTTTTCTCTCTTCCCTGGTATACATTTTCAACCAGAGGACCCAAGTTAAGATAAATGGAATCGGTATCAGAAGCAATAACATAATCAACATCATTTGTTTTCAAGATCTTATTGATCTTTTGATTCATCTTATTCTCAATCCAACGGATTGAAACTTGACCTGAGAGAGTAATTGCTTCAGCATTTGCCAGTTTATAATACCTAAAATACTGATTACCAATAGCACCATATGCAGAGTTGAGTTGAATCTTTCGTGCCATCTGGATGTTATTGCATCTGGCGATTTCCTTCTCAAGCGTTTTAGTTGGAGTTTTTTCATACTGTTGTTTCGCCTGCAACATCTTCTTTTTATAGACGGTTCGATCCTTATAGATCTTATCCATCAACTCTGGAAGAAATCCCCTCTTGTCCTTTCGATACATTGAACCATTAGCACAAACAGCATTATCGCTGTATAGTTCAAAGTTTATCTCTTGATTAAGGATTCTATCAACCGTAGCTGATGGGTGTCTCTCCTCAAGTAACGTCTCTGGAGAGATGTTGTATTGCATAATAAGATGAGGGTAGAGAGAGTTAAGGTCAAAAGACACAACCCAATCATACTTTCCCGGAACCGGTTCCTTGACATATGCACCTGCATACTTAGAGTCTTTATCAGAACGAACGATGGGAGGGATTACAATGTTCCTCTTTTTAAGGTAATTGTAGATAATCGTATCCCACATACGAACCTGAGAGAACACATCAGCATAGTTCGCTTTAGCGTCATACGCCATAACGATTGCTAGTTCAATCAGTTTCATCTTGTCTTCCATACGGTCAACAAGTTCCACGTCAATGATATTGTATTCTACAAACTTCTGCCACCCTTTAGTATAGAAATCTTTGAAGGTATCAAACTCAGAGTGATCGAGTTTCTTTTGTCCAAGTTCTACACTCGCAATGTAATCCAGTCGATAGGATTCTTGCGCCTTATAAGTGAACTTCTTATAAAGATTTAGGTAATCAAGTTGTGTAATACCACCAACATCGTAAGAAATATGTTTGCGACCTGCAATAAATGTTTCCTTCTCAGTAACAAGACCCCAGGGAGACAATCGCTTCATCAACTTCTCACCCAAGATCCTATCGATACGACGTACAAGATACGGCATATCATACAGTTCACTATTCCAACCAGTAACAACTTCAGGAGTGTTATCTTCAATCATCCACCAGTTGATGAAATCATTCAGAAGTTCATACTCAGTCCTAAACTGCTTGTAGATAACATTCTGTTGCTTGTTATTGAAGGGTCCTTGCCCCCAAGTGCGAATCTGTTTAGTAGTATAATCCTGCACCGTAATCAGAAGAACTTCCTCTGCAGCAGACTCTACATCAGGGAATCCATTTTCAGTCTTTACCTCAATATCAATTGTAGAAATCTTGATCTTTGTAGTATCAAACTTAATTTCTTCTTCAGGATACTTCTCAGAAATATACTGATAGATGTATCTATCGTTTCCGTAGATTTTGAAGTTGTCTACACCATCATACCTTTTAATGAACTCGCGGCAATCACGAACAGTTCCAGGTTCAATAGATTCAACATATTCTCCCTCAAGAGTTTTGTATTTTGTTTTTTTGTTGGCAGCAACAAAAAGAGTCGGGTAAAACTTTTCTCTGGTTGCAAAGTGTCTACCGTCTTCATAACCACGGACCAAAAAGTGATTCCCAACCATTTGGACGTTCGTGTAAAATCTCATTCTGTAGTAAGTTTCAAATACTGTGCAATAATGTCGGGAGATGGATCTGCAATAGTGAGAATATTTTCAGCACGTATCATCAGTTCCGTTTGATTAGTTCCCTTCGGCCAGGGTTCCATATTATCTTCAGAATAGAATCTATATGGTTTAGTTAGCTTGCAATTAGGATCACCAATAGCAGCATCTACTTCTTCAATCTCACTGATGATGACATTATCAACATCAATGAGCAAACACTTAACAACTTTATCCATTTAAAACCTCAGTTTCACTTAGTGGGATTTCTTCAACTTCCATTTTAGCAGAAGTTTTCTTAATAAACATTTCCCTTACACTAGGGATAGGTTCGCAGATAGTAGAAACAGTATCTGCAGTAATCACAAAAGTAGTATCACTTGAAAGAATCATCCAAGGTGTAAGTACAATATCTAGCTCATAATTTCCATTTCCAGTATCACTTTCCATTAGAGCAACTTTTTCCTGAGTTCTAATGAAGTGAGGACTTTCAAGCATATATCCCCGAACTTGATCTTCTTGAGCAACTTCTTTAGCGTCACTGATCAGGGTTTCTCCTGTTTTCAGGAGCATCAATTTGATAGACATAATTTCATAATTTCCTCAATTCATTATAGCAAGAAAAAAGAGGAGCGTCAACTGGATTGTGCCAGTTGCCCCTCTGCGGCGACGATATTCAATTTTATTTAGTAGAGAGGATTACCTTCACAAAGTTTAGACACTCTTCTTAAACATTCTTCTTTATTCCCATCTTCCTCATAATTTTTTAATCGACTTGCAATAATATCAGCAACCTCAATGAAATCATTCTCATCAAATCCTCTTGTAGTGAGAGCAGATGAACCTAATCGTAATCCACTGGTAACAAAGGGCGATTCTGGATCAAAAGGAACTGTATTTTTATTCGCAGTGATATTAATTTCACTTACCAGTTGATCAGCAATCTTTCCAGTAATTCCCAAACTCCTCAAATCAAGTAGAACAATATGGTTATCTGTTCCATCAGATACAATGTTAATGCCATTTTCAATTAATCTCTTGGCAAGTGTTTTTGAATTAGAAACGACTTGCGAGCAATACTCTTTAAACTCTGGTTTAAGTGCCTCACCAAATGCAACTGCTTTTGCAGCAATCACATGTTCCAATGGACCACCCTGAGTTCCTGGAAATACTGCCTTGTCCAACCTCTTACCCATCTCAACATCATTAGACATAATCAACCCACCTCTCGGACCTCTCAGAGTCTTATGAGTTGTTGTGGTAACTACATCTGCATATGGAAGTGGTGATGGATGAACACCTGATGCAACCAATCCTGCAATGTGTGCAATGTCTGCTAAT